CCTGAATGATGTCGCCTGCCGCGAAGGTTCCGGCACCTGTGGTAATGACCGTTGGGTTGGAGACCGCCGCCACACCCGCTGTGAACCCGGCCGCCGCAACCACGTCTGCCGTAGCCGTCGGCAACACATTGATGACGAGACCACCCGTCTGCGCAACTACGGCCGTGTAGTCAGCGTTCAGGTACAGGTGGTTGTCCCTGATGTTGACCTGTTCACTGTGGATGGTCGTAGTTGTGCCGTTGACGGTGAGATCACCGTCGATCAGCATGTTTGCGCCCGAGATCAGTTGCCAATCGACCGATGACTGGATGATGTCGGGAGTACCGCCAGTTTCAGACGTGCGTGGAAGACCTGTGGTCAGGTCCAAAAGCATCAGGTTGTCGGTTTGATTACCAGCCATGGTGACGTTCCTTTATCGGCGTTGGGCGATGTACTGAGGGCGGAACACAACAACGGGGGTTGATGTGGCTCCGTCAGCACCTTGAAGAGTGCCGATGGTGAAAATCGTGTTGCCTACTGCAACGGGGGGAGTCGTGGTTGCAAGCCCAGAAGTCGTGGAAAGAAAAACAAGAGAACCGTTCGCGGCTCCTGCGGGAGCCGCGGTGAATCTCACAATTGGACAATCACCAGATCTGGTGGTGACCAGAACTGGGGCTGCGGCTCCTACGGTCTGATTTGCGACGCCAATCACCTCCCAATTGGCCCCGGCAATAGAAGAATCCGCGCGAATTGCCTCCCCGGATGTATTCAAGGCCACCAAATCCCCTGTTGTGAGGGCTTCTCCGGCAGTGAAGGTCTTGAACCCAGTGCTCGCCAGTACCGCATCAATGCCCGCCAGATGGGAGGTAAGTTCCTCAACGCTGGTGGTGAACGGCCCGGTGATTGTCCGAACGTAGTTGGTCGGAACGAAGTCGATGTCGAGTTTGTCGCCATCGATCTCATCCGTCCCGAGATGGATATGTGTGATGGCGTGGAGAGCCGGAGTGGGATCTCCAAAACTCAGAACCCCGGCCCCATTTGTGATGATTGCTTGCCCGGAAGTACCGTCGGCAGAGGGCCAAGTCAGCCCATCAATGATCACATTGTCTCCAACCCCGGCCCCTGGATCGAGCGCCAGATCAGTGACGCCGACAATGCTGTCCCCCGTCGAGACCAGGATGTCGGTGCCCCCGGTGACGTTCCCCAGAACAAGAGTCTGAGCGAGGGTCTCCCCACCGCCCCCACCACCAGGGATGGTGACATCTACGGCACCCGGAACGGACGGTGTGACCGTGACGCCGGCCCCGATGAAGTCGAACGTCGAGACAGCCGCATCGACCAGGATGCCCTCGTCGTAGACGGCAACAGTTCCACCCCCGCCTCCCCCGGCGTTGGGGAAGAACTGCCCACCGATGTACCCGAAGACATTGGTTCCAAAACCTCCCACGTCGCCTGTGCTGTTGAACTGAGCAACAACCCGGCCTTCGCTTAGACAGAGATTGGCCCCTGCCAGCGTGTCCGCAACGATGTCCGGGCCCACAGAAGGGACCACCACGAGGTAACTTCCTGCTGCCGCGCCCGCCAAGCCAGTAGCAGGGACCGCATTGGTAATTTCGTAGGTGCCGTTGAGCTTGCGGAACGCGCCGGTCAGTCCGGTGATGGTGACAGGCTCGCCCTCCATGAACCCAATCGAGTCCAAGAGGGTTGGGATCACGTTGTCGGGAAGGACGAGACGAAGCTCGTTGGCAACCCTCTCGATGTTCAGGACCGCGGGCCGGAGAGCTTGGCCGGTGCCTAGTGGGCCACCACAGTTTCCTTTGTCACGAAGCTGGAGAATGATCTCCGTTCTGATGAGCCCCAGGACGGTGAGTTTGCAAATGTCACCGTTATGCCAGGAGACAAACGTCCTCGTGGACATGGCGATGTCCACGGGCGGCCTCGTCGTGCCGGACCCGAATGGGATGGGAACCGCTCGGGTGCGGTTCTTCTGAATTGTGATCTCGTCGAGGTCATAGATCGTGACCGACGCCGTGTTTGGACGGCCATCGGCATATACCCCTGTGTGGGTACATCTGACGATCAGGACGGCGACGATGTTGCTCATGGCGCAGGCGGCCCCAAAATGCAGGAATCCCTACCTACGCTCTCCTATCGGGCGATTACCGACCGCGCACCCGCGGGCCTAGCGCGGCTCTAAGCGCCTACACCAAAAATTTGGTCAGCCGGATTTTCACGTTCTCAGGGTCGGTTTTGACTTCCGATTCCCAGATCACCAAACACTCCAAACCCGCCTCCGCATACGCCTCAATGAGTTCTTGTTCATGCTCAAAAGGAGCCTTCCCCGTGAATATCCGGGAATGCCAGTAGTCCCCGAATGCTTCGACGACTTTGGTAGCGCCCCGCCAAGGATGGGCCCTGGTTGCTTCCGAACCGGGTAGCACAAAGTCAGGATTCTTGTAGGCGCCCAGCCGTGGCAACTTTCGCCAGTAGCGACCGTTGCCTGTGAACTTGAGCACTGAGGCCATGGAGAGCACCCGGCGCTCCAACAGATTTGGGCCATTATGACAGAACCCAGGGAAAGGGCTCCCGTAGCGCCGTATGTTGGTTTCGTACTGTTTCTCTCGCACCCATTCCAATTGAAGTGGGTGATCTACTCCAAACCGCTCTTGGAAAACGGCTCGGAGCTTCTCCCAAGCTCCGTCCGTTTTCATCCAGTGGTCAACTCCGTACTTTTCCAGCAACGTCCGACGGATCATTTCTTTGCCCTCATCGGAAGCAAAGAAATGCGAACCGTAGTTGGCCTCCATCGTCTCCAATTGCTTACGACGGACTTCGGGGTCCATCGCTGTCCACGGCACACCGTAGCGTTCCATGTTCGTCTGCTTGGCTTTTTCGATGACCTCAGAGGAACATGACGGGGCAACTCCTCCGTACCTCTCCATGTTCGTCGTCACGATCTTTTCGCGGATCCCAGGAACGGCTAGGGTTTCCTCGTGGCCGTAACGCTCCATGTTCGTCGCTCTCGTGCGTACCCGGATCTCAGGAACCTGCTGCGGGTTCTCAGCCCCATACTTCTCTTCCATCGTTTGACGGATCTTGGCTTTCGTCTCTTCTTTGGAAAACGGGTTATCCTCCGGTGCCCAAACAAAACGCTTGCCCTCCAAACTAGCCTGTACCTCGTCGAACTTGCTCGACTCCCGAGCAAACACATTCTCGGCCCCGTAGCGTTCAAGATTCGTACATGCTCTCTTGTCCTCGGCACCGGGCACATGGCGAGGGTTGGTCACGTCTTCCCCGTAACGGGCTTGGAGCGTGTCCTGTTGACGTGCCTGGAGCACCGCCTTCTTGTCGCGTCCCTTCCAGACCTCGCAGGTCTTGCGATGCCGCTTCATTTGCGTCAGCGAGGTCGATTCATGCCCACAGAGGCACGGAGGGACCGGCTTACGCAGTGCAGGGTTGCACTTGCTCAGATGCCGCGCGTTGAGCTTAGAGCCTTGAAATTGACGGTTGCAGTGAGAGCAGACGACGGGCATAGAGACAAGCTATACCAAAAACCCCTGTGATAACAACATAAAAGCGAGGGCAATAAAAGAACGCGGGGAAAGCACACCCCGACCGACATTTGGACCGAAAGATGACCTCACGCCAAAGCCGTATTTAGGCTGCTGGAGACCACGGATGAACTTCACCGTGATGAGCTTCGCATCCGTGGCCTTGGTGAACTGCTGCTCTGCATTGTCCTTGAGGCTTTGGTACTTGCCCGACTTGTCCAAAGAGAGGGAAATCCCCCCAATCGAATAGTCAAATTCGTCGTGAATCCAGTTGGTCGCCAACGCGAACATCGCATGAACCGTAGCGGCCCAGATGATGTTGGCTCGCCACGACGGCTTGCGAGAGCAGATGTCGTTGAGGGAGCGGAACGAATCGGTCTCTGGAGGAAACGAGTTCCAGTAGTCGAGCCCGAGTTCCAGGTAACAGAGAAGTTCGTAGTCCTCCCAGACGTACCCGAACACCCGGTTGTACTTCTTGATGACCTGCTCCTGCTCGGGCGGTCTGAAGTGGTAGTTCCGGTCAGGGTTGTTGTCCCGCAGGACCACACGGAACTTGTCGATGAAATCCGACTCGCATCGCGTGTAGACCCGATCCCCCGTCTGAGCGGAAGAGGGATCAACAACCCCAAACTGCTGGACGACGACTTGTTCTTCGTCTCCCAGCATTTTCTTGAACGCCCACCGAATCCGGTAGTCGCCGGGCTCGGCGCCAGGAGGCACGAGCAACGCAGCGTAGTATTCGCCAATAGACGGGTTGACGGGAGTACGGTCTATAGGGCCGACGGGGACTTCGATGCCGGGGTAGCCGACCGTCATGTCCACGAAGAAGATGGTGTAGGAGATTTCGGCGGCGTTACAGGGGACGCCGTACTCGTCCACCAGATAGATCTTGAGATCATTCCGGCCGAGTTCCGTGCTTACGTTGTAACAAACCCCCACGCCCTACAACCTCACATCATCAAGGTCGAATGGGGTCGGGTCTCCGACAGGGATCTCCTCGTCCGTTTGTTCTTTGAGTTGAACCTCGGTCTTGTCCGTCTCCACCACATCATCCGCGCCTTCAATCTCGACTTTGACCGTAACCTCCTGCTTGTCCTGCTCCCCAGGCTCTTTGCCAGCGAGGAGCGTCTCACGGGTGGTCCGCTCCCAGTCGCTCATTGCCGCCAGAAGGTCCGTCTCGTACTGTTGGTCCGATTGGTCGATGGACTTGTACCGAATGAGGCGCGTGTACGTTGGGTCTTTGGACTTGAATCCTTCGACGATCTGACCTTTGGCTTGTTCGACGAGACCATCCAGCACATCTATGCTCGTGACGAGTTCCTCGATTTGAGGAATGATCTCCGCATAGATGGCCTCGCGGGCTTGGGGCGCCACGAGTGCAAAGGCAGCCTTCTCACGCTCTGATGCAACAAGTCGTTGCAGTTGGTCGTGTTGGCTGCCTTTGGTGGAGTTCTCTTCGATGAGATCTTTGAGGTGCATGAGACTCCTATCCCATCGCGTCGTGGGTAAGGGCCTTCATCGCCTTGATCTCGTCGGCGTAGGTGAGAGCGGGCACCTTGCTTGTCCGGTTGAAGTATTGCTGCTTGAGATCGCTGATGGTGCTCATGTTGTCGAAGACGAAGTAAACCCGTCCACCTTCACGCACCGTCTCTTGAAGCAGAACTCCGGCTACTTTCAGGTACGCAGCATAGTAGAGATCCGAAGTACGGTATCCATCTGTTTGTTGTGACATTTTCCCATTTCCTTCATTTGACCATCTCCCCAAAAGGGGAAGAGGAAGTGGGGCATCCCAGAAGCGGGATGCCCCTCACACCTAGAGGACGGTGCCCGTCGCCGAGTAGACGGTCAGGGCTGGGCCCTGCACGTCCAGGTAGGTGAACGTCGCCATCTTGTAGCGATGGATGTTCCCTTCGGCGTTGGAGATGAGGAACGACCCTGTGTCGTAGATCTCCCGGTACGTCCCAGCAACGAAAGCGCCATTCGCGGCTGCGGTTTTCACACCACCAACCGCGAGGTCCGTGCCCGACGGGATGAGGTACTGGTTCCCGGCCATGACCGAAAGAAGCTCGGTCAAAACACCAGTAGAACCACCGGCCGTCAAAGTGGTGCCAGCCACGGTGGCACCTAGGATGGCGTTCACGTTTGCCAGACCAAACGGATTTCCCCCCTGGGGGACTGCGACCAACAATGCCGTTGCAGCATCGGCTTGAACCCCCGTGAAAGGAGCACCCGCACCCGCACCCGTGTTGATGTTGCCGAGCAGGTACGCCGCCACACCCGTCAGATCCGCCGATGTGGTGAACGTGGGGCCAGCCCCAACGAAACCAGTTGCGGCGGCATCAGGGATGTTGTTGACGTAGCCCGACTGTCCCGGAGGCGTGAGGACGTAGTTCCTCTGGGACGTGTTGGGCTTGAGGTCCACGACCTGCATCTCCTCTTCGGGGATGTCAGTCCGGCGCATGACCAAAAAGACTTGAGGCATTGTTCTAGTCCTTTCCTTACGGCGTGTAGAGGGTGCCGTCGTCGTTGTAGACAGCGACAGCTTCTCCGTTGGGAGTGCCTGCGACACCCGCGTAGATGAACGCACTGTCCGTGAACCCTTCAAGCTCACCCATGGCGAACGAGAGAGTCAGTGACCCCGTGCTGTAGATGTTTCGCAGCGAGTTGCTGACGAAACCAGGACCGCCCGCGGCACCGACTGCCGGAGCCACGTCCCAGACCGCTCCCGTGGAGTCAATCTGAACTCCACGAGGCACCACGTACCGACGACCGGCCAGGATGTCCAACACGCTGGTCAACTGGGCCGCCGTGAGGACGGCACCACCAAGTAGGACACCGTTGATGGCCGCCAAGGTGAGCACGCCAGCCGCCGCAGTGAGGTCTCCGAAGGCGTACAGATCCAGGATGTCTGACGCACTGTCGTTGGCTTCTGCGGCGGTCAGGGACCCCGCATCCACACCACCAGCCATGCCGACCGGGCTGAAGCCACCAGCGTTGGAGGTCGCCAAGACGAGGTTGCCGGCCGTGCCATCCATGTTGGCCGTGATGGTCACAAGACCCGCGACCGGAACCGCCGTGACGAGTGTGGACAAAGTGCCCCCACCGTTGAGAGGATCGTTGATGGCCGCAGCCAGGTCCGCTGCGATGCCCGCATCCGTGAACACGGCAATGCTGAAGTCGTTGGCACCCGAAGTACGAGCACCAGCAACCGCCGTGAACAACTGCGCTCCGACCGTCACGGTGTCACCCGCGATGACAGGAGTCGCCGCAACGACTGTGAAAGTACCAGTTCCCGCGGCTCCGGTTCCGTCGTTGAGGTTGGTGATGATCCAACCGGCCAACCCATTCGTCTCCATGTGCATGACGATGGGCGTGCCACCGCCGGCCGGTTGGGCCAGGGTCACGGTATCGTTCTGCACCGGATTGACGTACTTGGTCTGTCCGGGGGGATCGTAGATGAGATTCCGCTGCGAAGTGTTGGGTGTCAGGTCCAAAACCTGAAGCGTCGCAGCCGGGATGTCACTTCTCTTGAGAATGATGTACGGCATTTCTGGTCTCCCCTTGGGCTAGATGGCTACGCCGGTATCGTCGTAAACGGTGATGGCGGCTCCGAGGACGCCGTTGTACTCAAACGACGCCATCTTGTAATCGGCCAGGTTGCCGTCTCCATTGGAGATGTTGAAAGCACCCGTGGCGTAGTAGGTCCGCGTCAGGAACGAAAACGAACCCTGTCGAACCGGATTGAACAGGTTGCCACCGTCTTCGACTTCGGAACCTCCGGGCAGTAGGTACTTGCTGCCTTGGATCAAGCTCATCAACTCGGTGAACAGACCCGTGGACGCACCTGCTTCCAAGCCAGTACCAGCGGTCGCGCCAGCCGTCACCAGGGCTGCGTCAATGATGACCAGAGTCAGATCCGTGCCCGCCACAGGGATCGCCAGGATGGCAGTCGCAGCCGCATTGGCGACCGCTGCCAGGATGGCCGTACCGCTTGAATCCTCAACATTGTCGAGAAGGTAAGCAGCAAGCCCACAGTAGTCCCGGTTGGTCACAACCGGACCCGCGCCCGTCGTGAGTACCGTGTCACTCGCTGGAATGTTGCGAACGTAGCCCGACTGCCCGTCACCTGGATCGTAGATGAGGCTCCGCTGGGAGGTATTCGGCTTGAGATCGATGACCTGGAGCACCCCGTTGGGGATGTCGGTTCGACGCATGATGATGTACGGCATCTGGAAATCTCCTGGGCCCGGAGTGG